CTCGCCGGTGCTGTCAAGGAAAAATCGTATGAAGACCTGGCACCGGCATTACCTCAAACATACCGCCGGTGTCAAGAAAAATCGTAACGAGACTTGGTCCTATACTAACTTCTTTCGGCTATTTTGTAGCGATCACACCCTGTATAGACTTCACTAAATAGCTTTGTCTTCATAGGTTTGCCCTGTCATATTTTCATATTTTCTTATTGACACCATGGGCTCTGAGGGCGTAGTATTTTCCTATGAAATCAAGACGACACCAACGGCCAGTGAACTATCGGACGTTGCTTACCTATGAGAATGCTAAGACAATCAAGGGTCAGGCATTAGGTTATCGGACTGGCATCCTGTATTTGGCCCCAGCAAATGAGGCTGGACGTGGAAACCTTTGCCCCATGGCAACGCAGGGATGCACGCAAGGATGCCTCTACAAAGCTGGACGCGCATCCTTTACTCCATCAATCATCGTTGCACGCGTTGCCAAGACTAACCGTCTATTCGATGATCGCGAACACTTTCTTGCGTGTCTCCGCTATGACATTAACAAGCTGATCAGGGACGCGGCCAAGATGGGGCTGCAACCCGCAGTCCGTATTAACGGCACATCAGATCTTGCGTGGCTGGGGATGCAAATGGCCAGCGAATTTCCTTCTGTCACTTTCTATGACTACACCAAACTCCCCAAAGCGTGGCAGCGTACGCGTCCCAACTATCATCTGACATTTTCCCATTCCGAGTCGAATGACTCCGCTTGTGTCGATACCCTCGCGCATGGTCTCAACGTGGCTGTGGTGTTTGACACCAAGAAAAATCAAGCGCTTCCTAGCGCGTTTATGGGAGTTCAGGTCATTGATGGTGATCAGCATGACCTCCGCTTTCTAGATGGCTATCAGGGCGCAATCATCGGATTGCGTGCTAAGGGCCCAGCGAAACTCGACTGCACCGGATTCGTGGTCAAAACTTCCACACTAGTTCAGATCACCAAGTAAGGAGCCACCTATGCAAATAACGTCCAATGGTCAAATCGCGGGATACCTGATGGTTGATCGCGCTATTCATCACATCATCAACTCTGACAGTGTCTTCGTATTCTTCGATGAGAAGAGCGCCGCAATTACCTTGCTTGGTGGTCTCCGTTCAAGCATCGCTCAAGACATGTCTACTGATGCGTACCTGACTGCGCTGACGGTCGCAAACATTCATGGCGAGTACATCAGCACACCGCATGGAGTGTACGCATAAACCATGGAAACCGTAATCAAGATTCTTCACGCAATTGAAATAGTGGTGCGAATTCTGCACCACCTGAGGAGCCGCTAACATGCCCAGCAACACGAAACAACTAACACCTGACCAACTCGCCGCACTTCAGCGAGTCGCGAAATACTACGGACGCACTTGGAAGTCTGCTCTGCGTCACGCATGGATGACTGGCCAGTACGGCTGCTATATGGAAGACCGCGCGGCGCTGCAAAACGTCCGCAATTCCTATGGTCCGTCATGGCTCGCAAATTTGAAACTCCCCGCAAAGGACGAAAACAATGGATAACCCAAACACACCACTCTGGCAGCATGAATTCTCTGCTGCCTATGCCGTCCCCGCAGCACTTGACCAGCTGGTCAACGCTGGTGCAATCGCAGATAACAGTTGGCATCATGATGTTTGCCCCCACTTTGAAAAGGTGATCGATGCAGACACCTATATGGCTCTGTGGATCGAGCATCCCGATCCGCAGATGCGCGAGAATGGCCCAGCTTGGCCGCGCTTCGGTGTCGCGATTCACAAGGTCAACGATTCTGGTGTCAGTCATTCGCTTTATAACGGCGATGACGAAACCCACGCACTTGAAACGTTCCTTGAGTACCCCGAAAAAGCGAAGGCCTTTCTTGAGGCTCGCAAGGCCTTCGCCAAGGCAGCCATCGAATTGTCCAACATCTGGAATGAACTTTCCAGCGTGACCGGGCATGACATGGCAACTGTCAACTATCCATTCGCAGAATCGTTCGATGAGCTGACGCACAAGATTCTCGACTGGTCACACACTGAACTGCGTCCCTAATGAATTACGGGGGGATCGGATTCTGCCTTGCAGTTCTCTGCTACTGGCTCGCTGCCTTCGGTCGCGAGTCAGTCGCCAAACGGAAATCGAAACACTGAGGAGATCAACCATATGAAAATCGACTATTCAATCGAGGGAAACTTCGGCGGCAACGGACAAACAGACTTGGTCTTCATGGATGGCGGCACACGGGCCAACCTCATCCTGATGGATATCAACGGTCAACAGGTGGCGCTGAAACTCACTCCGTCGCAGTCCGCACTGTTGGCGCAACAGCTCACACAGTACGTGCAAGCAGAAGTTTAAGGGGCGCATGTCGCCCTGTGTGCTGCAGACACTGCGGCAGACAGGGATACATTCCCAAGAGAGTAAAACCATGGAAGTGACCACCAAACAAGCGGCGCAGGAAGCTCTGAAGGTTCATGCGCGTTATTTCTGGAACTTGTGCCAGTGGGGTTTTCACCCTGACACAGCGGCGGCAAACTATGTCAACAGGAGCGGCAAGCAGTCTTTCAATCAAACGAAGGCTGCAGAGTTTGATGGCAATCGTTATGAGTGCTTTCGTCTCGCAGATCGCTTTGACCTCGACATCTACGACGTCATGATGGATGCATTTCACGAATTCGAGAAGACCGACAAGCTGGAACTGCAGCGGCTGGCCAACGTCGCAGTCACTGAGGAGTGGGGCAGCGAAAAACAGGTTGAGGCTGAGAATGCCTTCGGCGATCTGATCGCGCACTACATGACTGATGGGGAGCGCCAGCGCTGGGAAGCTTATTGCCTCAAGGCCACCACTGAGGAAATGATCTCTGCTGCTTTTAGCATCACCAAGATCGAATGGCAGAAACCAGAGCTTTGCACCATGTGCGGCAAGCCAGCAACGCTGCAGAATGAGCTTGGCATGGCATTCTGTGAGCCGTGCGTCCATAAGCTTCACCCAGATGCGGTGATCGGAGAAACCAAGTGAAAGCTGAGATCTGGGTAGGCATTTGTGACGCTGGCGGCTACACAGTGGTCGTGGCCGCCTCGTCTCAAGATCTGGCAGAGCGCCAGCTTTATCGCAAGTGGCGCGAGACGGTCTGCAAGGGCTTCGAGCCTGCCGTCGTAAGCTTTGACACTCTGGCTGAGTGGAACGGCGCACACGTAACGCAAATCACCGTCGACAAGGGAGCGGTGATATGGGAGCAAACACAATGAAGCAACCAACAATGTCCGCACTGATCGAGCGAGCATGGGAGGCGCTCGATCAGCAGAAGATCGCTCTTGAGATGACTGGCGAGCTGCCTCTGCTTTTTGTGGTCTATGGGCCGGAAAAGGCAGAGACGGTAGTGGCTGCTGGAGGCGAAGGCATCGCACCCGATGATTACCGCGTCACTGAAGCCATGGTCGAGACCGTACGGGAACGCGTGAAGGCCATTCAGGGTTATGCCGTCTTCTCGTTTTCGGACACTTGGCTGACCAAGATCTTGGGGCCCAATCACGAGGAGATCGCTGCGATAGTCCAACAGATCGGCAGCCAAGAGGCAGAGCGGCGCGGTCTGGTGAAGCGGCGCGAGGCGCTGGTTTGCGCGGTGAACACGGCACTCCACGTTGCGAGCTGCATACAGTATTACCACCGTGATGGCACCACGATTGTCTGGGAAGAGCGGGAGCATTTCGCACCGGAACATGCTGGCTACACCACAGGTCGAATGTCGGACTACTTCCGCGATCTGCCCATGGGGCACGCCTAAAAGCCCGGGGATGGGGAAAACCATCACCCGGGCACTATCAACGCGTCCTAGCGCCTCCTAGGACTTAAGAAAGGGGCTTTTATGGCAATCTGTGACGTCTGCAAGCGAGAGATGAAGAAGGCTGTCTCGTGCAGCAGCAAGAAACTACTCTTTGAACCATTCGGCCGCGTCGGCGGCGTCGTCGACTTGGCGAAGATCCCATTCGGCAATGAGACCCGCTTCGGAGGGCCAGACGACGGTCCTGTGAAGTGTCCTGACTGCGGCATCAGCCTGTTTGGCTACCATCACTCTGGCTGTGATTGGGAGGAGTGCCCACGGTGTCACGGGCAGCTCCTCTCCTGCGTCTGCAATGAAGCTGGCCTCTTCTCCGATGTGTTGGAGGTGCAGCGGTGACTCCGAAACCGAAGACCTTGGTTCCCTACTGGACCGAATCGACCTTCACAGCCGACTGCAATTCATGCGGACGTGACATCTGGGTAGGCGAGCGGGTTGTGATCTCAGGTCCGACTGTGCATTGTCGGCTCTGCGGTTTCTCTGTTTGCCACTATGAAGACGTGCCCGATGTGCGCGAGGGAATGGAGGCGAAGTGACCTATTCATCCTTGAACCGATCCTATGACAAGCCTGAACCATGCAAGTGTGAGTGCAACTGCGGCAGTCAAATCCTCGATTGGCTGGTGGGGGCCCTACTCGGCTTTTGTTTGATCACGGGTCACTGGGCATTTGCTCTGCTGCTGATTGCTGCGATGGTCGTCGTAGGGCTGATTGTTGTTCTGTTCCTCATAGCCATGAGCTGAAAGGAAAGAGGCATGAGTTTCATTGAATTTGTCTTGGCTTATCTTGAGCGGCAGTATCCACGCAGGCTACCGTCTACAATATTTTCATTGCAACCTAAGAAAATAGGAAACTAGGATCACCACATGAATGTCATCGCAGTGTTATCGGAAAAGGGGGGCGTGGGCAAGACCACTCTCACACTCGATCTGGGCGCTGCTGCCGTACGTTATGGCATGTTGACTGCGATTCTGGACATCGATCCGCAGGCCACAGCCACACACTGGACGGATCGACGCAAGAACGAGACGCCCATGGTGATCGCTACTCCCGCCGCGAGGCTTGAGCCAGCGATTGCCAAGGCGAAGAGTCACGGCGTTGATCTCATCGTGATCGACACACCACCTCATTCGTCGATGGATGCGGCAGAAGCGGCTCGCGTGGCCGATCTGGTGCTCATCCCCATTGAGCCTCACATGTTCTCACTGGAAACCGTCGTTAAGACCGCGAAGCTTCTCCGTATCGCTGGAGATCCTGCAGCCGTCTTCGTCATCAACAAGGCACCGATCCAAGGTCGCGATGCGGCCACTGCGGCTGCTTTCATCACCAAGCATGGACACACGGTCAGCCCGGTGATCATGCATCTACGCGCCGCACATCGCCACGCCAGCAATGTCGGCCAGGTCGCGGCGGAATTCGACGAAGTCTCCAAGGCTGCAGAAGAATCGGCTGCACTGGCTGAATACGTCTTTCATTTCAAACTAGGGAGAACACTCAATGGTCACTGAAAGCACCCTCGAGCAGGCTAGCGCTGGCCTTGCCAATCTCAAGAGCTTCGCAGACGAGATGAGCAATGCAGCTCACCCGAAGAAGAAGAAGAGCTACGCGAGGCCCAGCAGGAAGAACCCAGACAAACTGGCACCGCTGCTTGGCCAAGATGCAGTCTCGAAGCGCACCAAGGTTCTCGCTGCTCCCGTGGAAGAAGCTGTCCACTGGGAGTTTCGCCGGATCGCCAGAGAGAAGGGCATCAGCGTGCAGCGTGCCATCTGTCAGGCGTTCAACCTCTATCTTGCAAAGAACAATTCGGAAGTGAGATCAGAGATCTAGCCCCCGCAAACAAATAACAACTCAGCCTACGAAGGATTACACAACATGACGACTAAGAAGCAAGCCAAGAAACCTAGCTCCATCGAAACAGCCGCTCTCGAATATGAGAAACATATCGAGCGCAAGCTCAGTCTGGAAGAGCGCCTCACATTCATGGAAGGCTATACAAGGGGGTTCGACCGTGCAGTCAACATCATACAACGAACATTCGATGACGTGCGACAAACTCTCAACTCCTGAGTGCCCTCATTGCCATCAGCATTTGCCGATCCTCGATCTTGTCTATCTCGATGCAGGAGGTGGCAAGACGTGTTACATCCGGCGCAATGTTAAACTCTAACGCGTGAAACCAGTTGGGGAACTGGACACAATTCAGCAAGAAAGAAGGGGCGAGTAATCGCCCCTTTTCTCTTAGTGTGTATGTCTGGTCGCAATGTGAAACGTCATCCAGCGCCAGCGCCCATAGCCTCTGATCCAGTGCGGCGGCCGATCATCGCAATGCGGACAAACGATGGGAATCCCCAAGCGATTTCCGTACCGCCGTGGCGTATACAAACTCGCTGAATCGGGCGGCAAAAGACCTCGCAGGTAAGTCGTATTCTTCCGCAAAATTGCGGCAAAATTCTTGGAACCTGCCATAGGCAACGGCGAGGGTTTCGGCGGCAAGATCTCTGCCGTTTTGTTGGGCATGGTCACCACCTTCGACTGCGGGGATGTGGACGAGTTCACTAGAGCCAGCTTGGCCATTCATTCTCCTGAGTTTTGATAGTTCATTTTTTCGGGCATTCGCACCTGGCACGCCATGAACTTGCGACAAGTGGATTGCGAGACCTTTTTCGTTCTTTACTTTGAAATCACACTGCGGACACCGGAGCCCGTTGCGCTTTAGAGCTTCGTAAGAAGATCCCATGACACCGTGCGAATAGCGTCGATGTCGGCCCAAGACCTGTGAGAACTTAAACCGCTCGCCGCACTCGGGACACTTGAACTTCGATTTGTTTGCTTTTTCGTGCCAGCGTCCCGGTCTACCTGCTGCTTCACGCTTTTTTTTAAAAGCTAAAGCAGTTTTGGATTTGCCGTGTACACCATGGACGACACGCAGATGAGATCCCAAGCCTGAAAGTTTGATAAAGGTCTCGGGACATTTTGGACATTTGTAGGGTTTCAACGGCGAGCTGGGAGCTTCGCTCGCAGGAGGGGCGAGTTCTCGATCTGGCATGTGAGCCAGTTTCCAAGACCTCGCCTCCAAGGGTCAAGTCTCACTTCCTTGATTTCGACCGTCTGGCCTCTTCAAGAGCAATGGCTACGCTCTGCTTGTCGGCGGCTTTCTTACCTGATTTCGCCTCGGTGCGTGCATGAGTTTTGCCGCTATGTAACTCGCGGATGTTAGAGCTTATTATTTTCTTCGATGATCCCGGCTTTACCGGCATTTGTTTTCTCCTTAGTTTGGATTACCCGTGCAGCTCCAAGCGACGGCCGCGGAGTCGGTGCCTACGCTCGATTGCGGCGTGACCGATGCCGTCGAGGCCACACACTTGATCAGCCCCGTGAGCGTCCCGCCGCCTGTCCACGAGCACACACACGCTGGTGTCTGCGAGTAAGGAACGTTGAACGTCTGAGCGCCGCACGTCCCGCTGGCCATCGTGCAGTTGCCTGCCCAGTTCTTGGTTGCGGTTTGATTGATGTGCCCATTCGACGCAAAATTCAGGTTCGATGGATTCGCCGCTGTTGCATGCATGCTGACGCCGTTCTGCCACGCACTGCCATTGTAGAGTTGGAAGTCCCATCCCACATTCGCTCCCGTGTTGTTAGGACCGCCTTGGACGTGCGTTCTCATGATCGGCTTGTACATCGTGACGTTGCCACCCTCGGTGGCGCTGGTCGGCGTGCCCAACGGTATGCCATAGCCGCTGCCGTTGAACCACACTACGAACTGAGATGCGGTCGAGCTTTGCACGCTCCAGCCATTGTCATACTGCGGCGTGCCGAAGTTGTTCAGGAAAGATCCTTGAACCAGGCCACTTATAAAAACATAGTTCCCCAAGCCGGGATTCATGGTGCTCTGAAACGTGGCAAGTCCGCTGCCCTGATTCCAACTCCAACTCGTGATCGTGCCCGTCGCGGTATAGCCTGCCGTGTCCATCTGATCCTCAGCGTTGGTGAACGTGTGGCCATAGGGAAGCGCATAGCCGCCCGTAGAGCTGCCGCCCAGCGAAGCCGCGCCGTTGGGTGAGGGAACAACAACGTCACTTTTGAATCGGCAATTCCCCACGTTGCCGCCTGCACAGCTAAGAAACGAATTCGTAAACGTATCGTGGATCAGCGGCGATTGCGTCTGCCAGACGTTGCCTGCGAGCTGGTTCTGATACTGCGGGACAATCACACAATGCGACATCCCATGCGTTACCGTCCCATTCGCCACAGCCGGGGATTCACCTGTCTGCATGTAGTTATTGCTCACCACATCGATCCCACCGCCCGATTCAACCAAGCTCACATGGCTTTTATCGAAAACTTTGATGCACGATACACCTGTGGCCGGATTCGGCGGCTGCGCGTTAGTGGTCTGTGTGTCCTGCTGCATGATAAGAATGTGACCGCCACCCTGCACCGTACCGGGCCAAAAGTAAATCGGGTTATAGAACGTGCCGATCAGGATCTGGCCGCATGGGGATGGCCCTTGGTCGTTGCACTGGCTGGTGTAGTCGTAAGCGCCGCCGCCGCCCAGAATCAGGTCGCTCGAGGCTCGCAGCTTGTTGTATTCGCCACCATTCGAGCCTAGCGCCATGCCGACAACCTGGTAGGTGATGATGGTGCCCGGTCCCCATGCTGGGCCCGTGCCTGCCGCTGTTGTTACGGTGCTGCCTCCCAGTTTCCGCGTAATGTAGTGCAGCCCATCCGTCGAAAACGTGCCGTTGAACACTTCGGTCTGGTTCGTGTTCACCGTGGGGTTGCAAGCCGATGGCACACCTGTCTGTGTCGGGTTGTAGTCGCAGGGAAAAGCTTGCAGAGTGGCGAGCATTGCGGTTATGTCGGTGCTCTGCGACGGGTCTGTTGTGTAGTTGCGGAACCATGAACTGGCTACCACCGTCGACACACCTGTGGTGGTCGGCGCGGTTGAAGTGAGCAGCGTGTAAGGCGAGTTTGCCAGACCGACTGTCAGCGAGTTTTGCTGGCAGGGAAAGGCATTGGACTGACACTCGGCATAGAGTCCATCGAGGTGCTCGAGACCGAAGCTTTGATAAGCGTTGGCATAGTAGAGCGGATTCACGCGCAGGTTCCGCAGCACATTCGTCGGGCCGTTGGAATTGACGGCGTAGTTGGGCGAGCGGATCGCCGTGGGCTGAAACATGCCAGCTGGCGTGGTCGCTGAGTAGCTCGTCGTCGTTGCCTTATTGCAGGTAACGTTGTTCCCGCAGAAATAGATCATCTGGAAGTTGTTCGGGCCATAGGTCCACTGGCCTCCGGTCCACACCGTGAAGGTGATCGTGAAGGGATTGGTGGGTGTGCCCGTGACTGTCTGCGCCTGCCAGACGCCATTGAGCATGGTCAGGTTCGGATCGGTGATCCCTGACAGGCGGAACAGACCTCCAGGCGGCACAGGTGACGAGAATCCCTGCGCTACAGCATTCCCGTTGATATAGCCCTGACTCAAACATGCTGCTGGCGCACAGGTAACTGTGATGGTCGCATTCCCCGCATTGTCCACCGCTGCACTCTGCAGCGTGACAGACGTTGGTGCCCAGTTGTGCGAGAAGGTTAGACCCTGCGCCGTGCAGTTGCCTCCTGAGAAACAGAAGCCAGAGTCATCCTGTCCCGGTCCTGCTGCGTAAAGGTCATCCAGAGAATCGGTAGCTTGTCCGATGTTCGGCACGCACCAGCGCACATCGCCGCACCAGATATTCTTCAGCCGAATCTCCTCGGAAGTGGTCGCCATGTTGTAGCCATAGCCGCCCCAGTTGTTGATCTGCACGTTCCAGATCGAGTAGTTCGTCGTCTGAACCTGAATCGCATTTCCGGTGCAGCCTGCATAGCTGCTGTTGCCGGGATTCCCCTGCACGCCACACTGAATGCTGAGACCCGTCATCGCTGCCAGTGGAGGCCAGCTCGCGCCCGATCCCGCAGTGCTCGAATAAATCACGATGGCGCTCACAGCCGGATTCGCTTCCACGATAGTTGCCGTGTCCATGCCGTCGCCGCAGATCTGCGTGGAGCGCGGCACACGCAGCGTGCCATTGATCTTGTAGCGACCTGGCGAAATGTAGAGACAGGGATACGCGCCTTTGATTGCGGAGCCATAAACAGCAGGGATGTAATTCGCGGCATTCTGCATGGGGCAGAGCGAATCGGTGACACCCGTTGGATCTATCGCGTTCGGACAGGCAGGCAGGCCTGCGATGCCGCCGCCGATGCTGAATAGAGGCGCTTGTATGTCGACGCGTGGCTGCGGGAAACGGATCGCAGCATTGCCGATGAGATTGCCGTTGGCATCGCCATAGATGCGCGGATTGGACACGCCAAAATTCGTGCCGCCGGCGTTGAGCTGCAGATCCCACGCCTGCCCTGCGGCGTTCGCGCCCGTGCCTGTCGGGATGCACTGATTCGTCGCTGGCACATAGACGCCGCCAGCGCTCGGTCCCGCCTGACAGCCAATAGGCCAGCGAATCTGCGTGCCCGGGTTGATCTGATTCGGCTGCGCCACAACAGGAAAAAAGGAAAACAAGAAGCTAATTAAGAGTGACAGCCTGATAAATCGCATAGCAATTGTCCCCCGCAGACGTTCTGAAAAACAGCTCGACGTTGCGTTGCGAGAGCAAGTAGTGAAGCCCAGGGATCTGTAATTGTCCGTTGTAGAAAAACAGAAACAGCCCCCCCTGCTGGGGCGATTGTGAAAGCGCAAAGGTCTGCGTCGATCCCACCATTGCGAAGTCGGCTTGGAGATACGGCAGAACTGGTGTGATCGGCAGCATAGTCAGCTCACGGTCGACGCTACATAGGAGGCATAGAGGTTGTCCCCAAGGCCAGTTGAAAATGTGAGAGTGATGGTGCGACCCACGAGCGTGTAGCTCGCCGTGGGCAGCAGCAGCAGTCCGTTGTACCAGAGGCCGATCAGTTGCGCGTTCCACGGCGTTCTGGAGAGCGTGTACGTGTTACCCGGGGGCGAGGCGAAGGAGCGAAACGTAGGCAGCAGCCTGTCCTGCCCGGGATAGGGCTTCGGCCGCCGCATGGGAGTTTCGGTGTTCACCTTCTCAAGCTGCGTCACCAGCTCGCCCATGGGCGTCAGCACCTGGCTGCTGCTCCCGGGCAGGATGATCCAGATGTCGGCAGTCACGAACTGCAGCGGTGGAGTGCCAAGGATGGGATTGATCTGCGGCGCGTTGCTGAGATCTATCGTCTGCGTTCCGCTGAACTGGTAGATCCCGCTCTGCACGATGTTCTTCTTGTCGTCCTCGATGGTGATGCAGTAGTAGGTCTGATTCAGCGGCGTGATCTGATCGTTCCCCCATAGCTTTAAGCCGCTGTCAAAGGTTCCATCTGCCAGCGAATACTGCACCGGACCCACTTTAGCGAGCATCGAGGTGCCGACAATCGAGGGCAGATTCGGGCCAAAGCCAAAGAGCACAATCGTTACCACACCCTTGTTCACAGGGTTGCCGTTGATGTCATGCAGCGTGCAAGTGAGCGTGATGCCCGGTGTGGCCATAATTTGCCCTCATTCGTACAGGTACATGGATCCGATAATTGCCTGCCTTCGATGAGCGCTCGGCTGGTGGAGGATGTTGTCGGTGAACCAAGAGCGCAGAGGCTTGTCGATAAACTGGTAGTAAAGTGCTTTACCTACCGCCTGAGCCGTCTCTTCGCTCTGTCCGAAGTAGATATCATCAATCTGCCGCAGCAGGGTCTGGAAGGTCTGGCTATAGGGATCGAACAGGGGCGGATCGGTCGCCTCGTTGCCGCTCGCGTCCCGGTGCTTCTGGATCGCCTCCAGCCAGTTGCCGTCATGCCAGCCGTTGATCACCCGGTTGCGGATGATGTATGCCACCGCTCGCATCGCAGGCAGGCTTCCCGTGTGGCTCGCCTGCTGGTAGGCAAAGCCGAAAAGTGCTGCGCGTTGTAGCTGGTCGAGCGTCATTTCTTGTCTTCGCATGGCGCAGTCGGCGGCGCTATGCTTCGTTTCGATGTCTTCGACACCGTGATCTTCACGTTCATCACGTTGTGGCAGCTCATGAGAAGAATGAGACACCACAAACATCCCACCCAGAATGCGCGGCGATAAAGTAAGCCGTTCTTACTCGCTCGACGTGGGGCCGCTCGGCCCATGATTTTCCATCGAGCTTTTTTTCGAGGCACCGGGCGGATGAGGCAGCACAGCACCTCGGGCAGATAATCGACAGTGTTATGGGGTCGTATTCCATCCTCCTTATCCCTGCACCGCATAGTTCCACGCGTACGCGGTTCCCTGCGTGAGCGCGGTCGAGCCAGCATTCAGGACCAGCGTCGTTGTGGTCGCTGTGACGTACACCTGAGCATTGCCGGTCAACGCGGCGGCGGCGGCGTTCGCGGGTGTCAATGTCGGAAAGGGTGCGGAGGTATAAGCGAATGCATTCGCAAACGTCACTGTCACAACCGCTGCGCTCGCGGTCGGCGATGTACCTGGAGTAACGGTGATTTGTCCCGCTGTGTTGTTTCCAGTCACGCCGACAGTCGGCGTCGTCCCTGCGCCCGTCCCTCCTGCGATGGCTGGCGCTCCTGATAACCCGATAATCTGACGAATGGCAAACGTGCCTTTGGGGTCAAGGGTTGCAACATTGGTGCTCGTTGACACCCAAATTTGCAGCAAACCCGTTGGGCTAGCCGCGCTGTTTTTTACTGTGAGACAAGTCGTAGCAACGGTGCTGGTAGTGAAGGAATAGGCTCCCGTGCCAACCATTGTGATGGAACCCGTTCCGCTGATCGTTCCTTGAGCGTTGACGGAGAAAAAACTAGAGGCTTGCCCGTTAACGCGGCAGTCAATAAAGGCTCCAGCAGTGAAGCCGCTCGGGGCATTGAATCCTAGAATCGTTCCCGATGTGTTCCAATTTGTTGGCTGTGTGACTGCCTGATTGATGAAAATAAACGGCACGGTAGTTGTGCCAGTGCCACCCGTGGCTAAGGCTCCGGTCAATGTCATGACTGGCCCCGTCCCCGTCGAAAGTCCCCCCGCAGCACTCGACTTAATTGGCGCGGTTGCGCCTGCGATCCCGGCAACGGTCGGGTTGGGATAAGTCCCCGCGAGATCGCCACCCGCTGGCCCCGATGGTGTGCCGCCGCCGCCTGCTGCTGGCGTGCCTATGATCGGTGTTCCGCCGCCTGCTATCGGTGTTCCCATCGCATCACCTCACTGTTTTCCAACGTAGTGAAAGACGACTTGCGTCGTCCCGTCACCCGCTGTGTAAGCCACAATGTTCACGCGCAAATAGAGCACAGGCTTGTTCGCGATATGCTCCATGAAGTTCGCCGTGCAACTGTTGGTGGTCGGTGCCGTCTGATCGAGTCCGTACCAGACCTGGTTGTCGTTCGATCCCTCGACACGAAAGGTGCAGGCACTCGGCGCTGTGCCGAAGACACTCGCATCCACGGTGTAGATCGCTGGCCGCGAGGCGGCATTGGAGAATTGCAGCGTGGTGATTCCACCTGTCCCGGTCACTGCGGGGAATGCATAGACCAGCGAGCTGGGAATCTGCACTTGCCCTGCGGCAATGCCGATGCACACCAGATTGAAAAACAGCAAAATGAGTTTTCTGATTCGCCTCATGCCTTGCCTCCTCTCAATTCGTAGAGTTGCTGTCTGTACCACATAGACGCATGCTGACCTTCGCGTAGTGGGAAGGCCTTGTGCGCTTCCTCTTCGGTGATCACATGCAGCGTGATCATCGAGAGCAGAGCTGTGCGCCAGCCCAGAAACTTCGCGTACTTGGGTACGCCGTATTCGGTGAATGCCATGACCATCCACTCGGTGCCCAGTGGCCACTGCAGCGTGCCGACTTGGATCTTGCCATGGGCGCGATAGGGCTGCATGATCAGCGATGATGGCTCAGGATCTTTGATCAGCAGCGCCACGCGTCCCATGATCGCGTACTGGTGCAGCTCGACTCGGCCGCGACCGATCACCTTCTCGAGACGCCGCATGAATTGCGCAGGCGCGAGAATCTCGCCCTGTCGCTCCTGCTCGTTGTCCTTGCCGATCCAGCGCCCCTGACCGTCCCAGCAATCCTTCTGCGCGGCCATTTCGTTCATCTCGTGCAGCATGTGTTTCTTCTCGAGCAGCTCCTGCGGATTCTTCGACTCGCGGATCTCGCTCTTCAGTCGCTCGAGGGCCTCGATCACCCGTGGGTGCTGCCAGAGAAGCTGCTCCTCGCCTAGGTAGAAGTAATCGTCGTTCGCGAGCTTGGGCGTGAACTGGCCCTTGTCGATCTCCTCGGCAGCAGCCGCCAGCTCCTTGTTCATCCAGTGCTCCTTAGGAGCAGACTGGTGCTCGGTGGGAATGATCACGCTGTGCGCCTTGCCGTTTTCGATTTCTGTCATTGCACCAACTCCTTGATGAGATCGAACAGTTTCCACGCGCCGCCAATCCCTGCCGCCCCCATACCCGCCTTGGTTGCCAGTTTCGTTGCTCTGTCGATCTTGGCTGCACGCATCTCTGCGGCGCTCACTTCGTTGAGCAGATCTTCGGCGTGCTCACTGCCCAGTGCTTTCTTCAGAAGACCCGTGCTCTCCATGGCCTCCAGTTTGGGAGCGAGCTTTGCAGCAACCACCGTCTCGGGTTTGACTTTCATTCCCGGGCGCACCATCTCGGGCGCGATCCCTTCGGTCGACGAGGCGAAGTGATGTCCCAGTTGTTCCATCCCTGCCTGCTGATCGAAGAGCCTCTGGGCGCGGCCGATGCGTTGCGGGTTCAGTCCCATGCCCCGGTTGGCTGTTTCATTCAGCGCATCATTGCGTGCATCGTGCAGCTCATCGAGCAGCTTGATCGTCTTCGAGTCGGCAGGGTTTGAACGCAACTGCTTCTGCAGATCGCCGATCTGCTGCGTGTAGTTTTCCAACCGATCGGTCCCCTTCGGTCTGAGGCTGACCGCTTCGTCTCGCGCCAGGTCGATGCGCCGTGAAACATCCAGCGCCTTCTCGTGCAGCTCATCGGACGCATTTCGTGCGATGCTGCGGATCGAGACCGGAGCGCCGTTGGCATCCGTCGATCTCACCTTCAGACCTGAGTCCTGAGCGGCATTGTCGACACCGTTGCGGATCGCGGTCTGGAGATCCCGCTGCGCCATGTCATGACTGAAGACAGCGCGAGTTCGTGCGGCTGTGTTCCTGGCGGTGTCCACACCTTTGCCGCCTGCCTCGACCAGAGCACTTCCCGCTTCCGGCAGCAGCTCGGCCCCAGCCCCGGCTACGCCACCCTGCAGCGCCATGGCCGCCAGATCTCCGGTGACATCCGCTGCTGGATGCTTCGACTTGAGATAGGTTTCCGCTATCTCGCGCTCCGTATCGTAAGGCGATTGCGACATCAGCCTTGCAAGGCCCAGTGCCGTGTCCACCGGATGCACGAGTGGCTGCACAAACGAATGTGCCGCTCTTCCGCCAGCATTGTGAACGAAGTCTGTAAAGGGATGTCCCGTATCCTGCGGCGTCATATTCGACTGCCAGTTTGCCTTCATGCGATCCAGCAGACTTGGCTCTTCAGGCTGCGCAGTTGTCGGCGCTGTGATCGGCTGCGACCTGCTCATGTCGAGCTTCGCGCCACCCGGTGTCGGCTGACCGACTGGCTGCGGCGGCGCAACCGGACCCGCAGACCGGATCGGCTGCGACCTGCCCATGTCGAGCCTGACGCTGCCCGTCGGCATCAGTTGCGGCTGCGGATCGTCAGTATCAATCATTGGATCACTCCCAAATCAGTTCCTTTGTCATCGGTCCAGTGGTAAGTCCCGTACTCATCCGGTGCGGTTCTGCTCGCACCTTGCGGCGGTGTCGGCATATCCATAACGTTGTTGCGCTGCAGGCGATCCCGCGTAGTCTGATCGAAGAATTCATAGACAGGCAAAGGCCTGCCCACGGCGGTCTGGTACTTCTGAGCAGCCGAATGCACGCGATCCCTGACCAGTTGAACGTTGTTATCGATGACTGCATCGCGTCTGCCCTGGAACATCGAATCGAGGCCTTTCTTCAGGTCTTCATATTCGGTCACGGTCAGCGCTTTGTTGGCGATCAGCTTGCCTGATTCCTCGGTGAAGATCTTCTTCACGTTGTTGTACTTTCTTGCCGCCTGACTCCAGTCAAGGCTGTAGAGCGGTGCCGTCCCCAGCTCTTTCGAGGCCTGCTTCAGATCCTCGAGGTGCCCCAGATAGGTCGTAAGATTTGCAAGCTGCGTAGCATCGCCAGCAGTCTTGAAGTTCTGCTTGCCCTGATAGCGTGCCGTGCTATAGCCCGGGTCGTAGCCCATCACGTAGTTGCTGATGGCAACGTTCTCCTTGCCGCCGCGAGCAGCAGCTGGCATCGGGATATTTCCCGCCGCGATCCCGCGCACACGGTTCTGGTACTGCGGCGGGATGCTAGCCAGAAACGCCTCGCCAGTCAGGTTGAAGTTTCCGCCGCCTCCACCCGCAGCCTCTCTCGCAGCCACACCCTTCTCGTGCGCTTCAAAGGCCTGCTCCTGTTTCAGGTGCTGCTCGGTCTTGAATGCTTCCGGCTGATGCTCGACCTCGAATTGCGTCTTGGCCAGCGCGGTCTTCTCCTGCTGCTCCTTCGTCCACTTGCTCAGGTCGGTGGCGTAGGCATCGCGAGCCGTCTGCAAGGCTCCCAGCGTGCTGCCTTCGGGCATGGTGCGCGTCTCGTTGTGATAGCCCTGCTTGGAATCGTCACGAACGAAAAGCTGGAACTGGGAGCCCTGCGGCGCTGGCTGGTTCCTCCAGTCCTGCGGAATCTCCCAGAACTGCACGCCCATGGGTTTGCCGTTCGCATCGTAGACGTTGCGCGACATGATATTGGCGTGCTCGAAATGCGAGTCCCAGACGTCCGGTCGCTCCACGGCGATGTCTTGGTAGTTGGTCGAGTGGTAGAGACCCGGGATGGCATGCCCACCCATCTTGGTGTAGTTCTCCGCTTCATCCTCAGAGAGCTTGATCATGTCCTTGGTCGCCGTCTGCTGCATAGCGTTGATCCGCATCTGCATCTCGACCTTCTGCATCTGCTGGGTCTCGAGCGTCATCTTGTCGAGCTTGGCCTGCCGCTGGGCTGCGTATTCCTTCCATGCCTCTTCGGTCTTGAGCTTGTCGCTCTGCAGACGCTGCTCTATTCCGCCCTGAATCCCCGCTGCGGCTGCCGCACCCGGTCCATGACCTCGGCCAGCCGCCAGACCCTGCGCGGCCCCTGCAGCGGCTTCTAAGCCGATCTTGGCCCATCTCTGCGCAGAGGTCATCGGCACAGGCTGGTAGTACTTCTGCCCGGTTGCCTGATCGATGTAGATCTCGCTGCCCTGCGTGCCCATCAGGAACTTGCTCATCTCGTCCATGACGCCCAGAAAGCCATGGCGCTTGAGCGGCACCATAACCTTGGGCTGCGACGGTGCCACGGAAGATGCCGTGGGTGGCATGGCTGCGGAAGTCCACGCTGCGGTCGATGGCGTGGCAGTCGTGGTCCCAGCCGAAACCGGAGGTCTGGTCTTCAGCGTCGGATCCGGCGGCATCGCCTGCCCTGAGTCAGTGCTCGGTGGAGGCGTCGTCGCCGTGCCTGTATCCGGTGTTTCCAGTTCTTCTGCCATAACTCGAACCCCTAAATATCCATTCCGCTGAATGCAGCGCTATAGTCCACAGATCCCGCGCCAGCGGCGGCTGCCTGGTCATAAGCCCCGCCGCCGCTACCAACACCGCTCACAGCCGCGCCAGCCACGTTCCCGGCAGCGCCCAGTGCAGCGTTGATCCAACTGTTGTTCTGCGCCGCGATCTGATTGGCAGTTGTCCCTGCGGCGCTGCTGGCTCCTGTCGCGGCACCGGAGAACGCCACCGGGTCGACCATGCGCCCCATTTCTCCCATTCCCTTGGCGGCCTGGAGCCAGTTCTGATAGCCCTGATCCCATGAAGCACCCGCGATGCCCAGCCGCTGCGATGCTTCCTTGCCAGCGGCAGAAGAAGCCAACCCGGCGCGAATCGATGCCGTCGCACCGCTCGGGATGAAGACGTTCCCGCCACCCTGTGCGGCCAGTTGCTGGCTGACCGCCTGTGCCGCCTGCGCGTAATCGGCCGCGGTCCCTTCGGTGACCTGTGTATTGAGCTGCGCCTTCTGCTGCGGCGAGAAGCCTTCCTGCGATGGGCCCTTGGCGAAGATGGGCTGATAGACCGCACGCATCTGGTTGAGAATCTCCTGATCCTCGCCCCACGAGACCTCCTGCTGCTTCATGGCTTCATCCATGAACTGCTGCTGGGCAGCCTCTACGTCCTTCTGAGATTGACTCGCTCCGCACATAAGATCACGCCATCATTACCGCTGCTCCCGCCACGCGCCCTGCTGCTCCTATCGCTGCATTCACCCAACTGTTGTTCTGCTCTGCGATCTGGTTCGCCGTCTCGCCAGCGGCACCGCTGGCCTTCGTGGCCGCACCGGAGAAGTTCACCGGGTCGACCATGCGCCCCATATCGCCCATGCCAGCCGCCGCCTGGAGCCAGTTCTTGTAGCCCTGCTCCCAAGAGGCCCCCGCAATGCCCAGCCGCTGCGATGCTTCCTTGCCAGCGGCAGAGGAAGCCAATCCCGCACGGATCGATGCCGTCGCACCGCTGGGGATGAAGACGTTGCCGCCACCCTGTGCGGCCAGCGATTGGTTCAGCGCTTGTGCCGCCTGCGCGTAGCTCTGAGCGGTCCCCTCGGTGACCTGGGTGTTGAGCTGCGCCTTCTGCTGCGGCGAGAAGCCCTCCTGCGACGGACCCTTGGCGAAGATGGGCTGATAGACCGCACGCATCTGGTTGAGGATCTCCTGATCCTGTCCCCACGATGTCTCCTGCTGCTTCATGGCTTCATTCATGAACTGCTGCTGGGCAGCTTCGACATCCTTCTGTGATTGACTGGCTCCGCACATGGCCTTATCAGGCGATCTCCTTCTCCAGCCGATAGTCCTCAGTCGAATGGAACTTTAATTTTTTGATAGCGAAATAAATCAGCCTGTCGCTGGCGCTGTCGAACGACAGGTGTCTGATCCCGTGGGCGCGTAGCTTTTCTTCCAGCCATTCCAGTCCCACCATCAGCGCTTTGCTGACGCGCATCGTCTGGTGCCGCGAGTCGTCTGGCGAGAACTGGATGTGGATGTCGACGGCATCCTCGCCCAGCTTGTGCAGTTTCAAAAAGAAGACACGCCCCTCGTTGTCGAGCAATATGTAACTGTCTCGAGTACCTGTCTGCTCAAGCCAGAAATCGGGCATGGTCAGATCCCGGTGATGTGGATCCTCGAGCGTCCAGTTTATGGCGAAGGTCGCATCGGTTTCGTTCACCGGACGCAGCAGATAGTGATCGAAGTGGTACGTTCTCGTTGCGCTCATGGCAGCAGACTCCTTCTGGTCGGCACCGTACGCCCGTAGAACTGTCTGGTTATGCCGTCGACATCGGTTGATATCGCTGGCAGGGAAGTGATGAACACCGGACTCAGGCGCAGATGGATCGGTTGTTCCGGCGGCATCGGTGGCGTAGTCGGATTGCCTACGGGATATTGCACTCTTCGCAGGTTCGACATGTCGACAGATCGAGCTTGAATGGCACTCGGCATTATCCCGGCTGCTCCCTTCTCTCGCCCCATTTGGCTCCGTAGATCACATGCGCCAGCAGCTCATCGCCATCCGGCTGATCGGGCCAGTTGATCAGGATCTGGCAATGCGTACACTTCGGACACACGCCATCTTGGCTTGTCACATAGCGATCCGAATACAGGGTCTCGCTTTCATCGAGCGTCGGCGGATCCACGCTCGTGTAGTCGAGAACGTCGAAGTCAATATCGCTGGTCTCCGCAATCTCGTTGTAGAGCATGCCTACCTGTGGCCTGTCGCCGACACGCATCGAGTCCAGTTCGATGTGCGCGATCTCGGCCACTTCGCCACTCTGGCAGAGCACAATGCTGCCGATCACGCCGTAGCACTGACCCTCGCCATAGGTGAAGCCCTTGTCGCTGAAGACCGATGTGTCGCGTTTGAGAATCGGTCCCTCGCCAGCTGGACCCACGAGCAACTCGAATTCACCTGTCGCCACTTCCACGCTCTGCACGGCGCTGGTGCCGCCAACGATAGCGGCAAATGGGGACCACAGGAATCCGCTCTCCGGTGGCGCTATCGGCGAATAGCGGAACCAGCCTACCGATCCGTCGCACACATAGAGGCCAGTGTCGCCGCTCTCCGTCTCGTGCCAGGTCACATAGGCTTTCTTCGGATCGTAGAGCGCGGCCGATTGTCCTCCGGTGCTCATCACCTTGAACTGATCGCCGATGGGGAAACCAAACTCGACGTAGCCAGCCCCGGGATCCAGTTCCGCACCCTTGTGCGTGTTGGTGAACGCGTAGAAGGTCGAGCCGACAAGCTCGAGTGCGTCGTAGTTCAGCAGCCCCACGTTCTTCATGTACCGGATCGGGTAGAACGGACTCAGCGGCGTGCCCAGTCCCAGAACCGCATAGATGTTCGCGGTTCCGAAGATCATCAGCATCGGCTCCTTGGTCACTACCGAAACCAGACGGGTGAGTGTCTCGGGAAACTGCATCACGTTGGTCGCCGGAAAAGCAGTGTTGCCGTTGCTCGAGACTGCATCCGGTCCCGCACTCCAGACCAGCCTGCTGCCGTCGATCATCCAGATTCGCTGCAGATGGTACTCAGGCGCTGTCGCTGTCGACGGCGGCGGATTATTCGCGGCGACATCATGCGGCGGCGTCGAGATCAGCGGATTCAGCGCTGCACTGGTGGGGTCCGTATCGGTCCACGTCCACGTTCCTGCCGTGCCCGGTGTGGGATTCGGAATGGCAGCGCGAAAGACCAGCGTGTTCCCGCCCTGATCAGTGCGCCAGATGAAGATCTGATCGCACTGCGGATCGGCTGGCGTCAGTCCTGTCAGCGTCACCTTGAACCCATTCGGCGGACCCAAGACGCCATTGGGAATCGTCGCTATCGGAGACGGCGTGGTGATCGATCCGTCGACGGTGTGATAGGAGTACGCATAGCTGAGATCTCCGCTCACCAGCACCACACCCGGGCCTGCGTTTGTCCAGGTCACTCCCCCGTCAGTGGTCGTTGCGCCAAGCGCAGTTGCCCACGAACCGGGCGCTGTCGTCCCGGTGGTCCCGGCGACGGTAGCGATCTGCAGGTTTTGATTGACATCGAGGATCGCTTCAAACTTCAGCGTCGGAGTGCTGCCCGTCCATGTGCCGCTCACGTTGCCGCAGTTCGTCCACGTAAAACTTCCGTCGACGGAAGCGCCACCAAGAATTTCTGCCCACGGAGGCTGCCCGGTGCCTGTGACCGTCCCGGGCGTCGATCCGCCAGAGGTCGAAAGCGTGGCTCGCAGATTGTTCAGGATCGCCGATGAGTTGCTGTTGCCCGGGCCACTCGAGCCCATGCCAGCGCTGGCGACAGCCACGGCGCGAACCTGCAGCGTGTTCAGATTCGTGAGACCGGAAACCACAGCAATGGTCCCGGGTGCGGAATACCCATAGGTTCCATAGCTACCGCTGCTGTTCTGCTGGTAGAAGGGTGTCTGCCAGGTCACGCCGCCGTCGATGCTGATCTGGAACTGGCCTGCAGCGCCGCCCGTTGCATACGTCCAGTTCCCAGAGATGTCAGCGGTGATGGTCACATTGCCTGTCACCGGGGTGCTGGGAAATCCTCCCGCCGGCGTGCCGGGATTGGTGGTCGATCCCGGTGAGGTCTGAGAAGCAGACGCCGTCGACATCGTGGTCGACGGCACAATCGCTGACCCGCTGCCGCTGCTGTTGCCCGTGATGACTTCGAGGTTCCCATTGGAATCCAGAATCGAATACCACTGGCCCAGATTCTTGAGCGGCTGCCAGAACCTGCATGCCGGATCTGCAACCAGTGTGGGTGCCGTCGTCGGACCAGCAATGCCCCACTTGTTCAGGCTCGGCCCCATGTTCGTCCACACCAGCGTGCCGCCTGCCGGGTCCACAGTCGTTGCACCCATCGTCGTCGGCCAAGTCGGCTGCGTCGATCCGCTGGTGCCAGCGTCGGAAGATGTGCCCGTCCCGGTGCCCGTCTCGCTCGCCGCAGCCTGCGGTCCCCGGTAGTAGATGAAACACGTCTGCTGTGCCGTGGGCGTGAATCCAAACAGCGTCTGCGTGTCGATCTTGTTGTAGGTCAGGCTCAGACCGTTCAGCTCTACCGTCCCGGTGAGACCCGCGAACTTTATGGGCGTGTTCTCCACCCAGTTCGGCGCGGCTCCGGTCCATGTGATCACCAGCAGGTAAGAGGTCGTGCCGCCACCGACACTGGCTATGATCTGCAGGTTGCTGATGGTCGCCGTGGCTGGCGAGTTGGGATACACATACTCGATGTTGCCGTTCGTATCGACGATGAAATCGCCAGCGGCATACTGGGTGTTCGCCTTCCATGACTTCAGCGACAGCGTCCACTTCATCGTGTCGACGCCATCGGCCATGTAGAGCTGATTGCCCACTCCCAGAAAGCGTGCAGGCCCCGCGCCAGCGCTCTTGGTCATGATCGTCGATTTGACTGGAGGCGTAGCATCGAAGATCTCGCCCGTGGCAACGCTGTCGGCAATGACGCGCACCGACTGCACGCCATCCTGCATGAACTTGAACGAATAGAAGCTGCGGATCGCCGGAAAGGCCTGCTCGTTGAAGATGCTGTGACCTGGCCGCCGCTTGAAGGTGAGCTTGCTGGTGATCTCGCGATTCAGTCCATCGATCAGCGAGTCATATCTCGATGCGCCATAGAACTTCCCATAGACGTACGGCACCGCTGCATCTCTCAGTGGTGAGCGCTGGGTCCAGAGGCCTGTCACGTAGCGGTCCATCGACAGCGGCGCATACTGCGATGGTTCGTGCGCTCCACCAGCGGCTTCCAGTGGTCCCGCCATTATGTACCTCTCCCGGCAGTTCCCTGCTGCACTGAGTTCTGTGAGCGTTGAATGGTGCGCGTTTGTTGCATCCAGTTCGCCAGGAAGATATCTCGCGCCTGATCATCCAGACCGTCCTGCAGCGCGAGAATGCGAGCCAGAAACCAGCGCTCGTAAACAGGGAAGCGTGAGTCATTCACGAGCAGGCTCAGAAATGTGAGAAAACCAAGGTTGTAAACGTGACCGAAATTATCAGGTACTACATCCCACATCGACGCTGGCGAGGTCAGCAGCGCAGGCTTGCGCTGATAGTCGCCCCACACGGTGTAGATCGCATCCGGCGTGTTCTTCACGCGAAAGGTGATCGTGCCCATGTTGTCGTCATACTGCGCGGCGAGTGTGGTTGGACGGCTTTGATTGACGTCAATGCCCAGCGTCGTAGCTCCACTCAGCCCATGACTCTTGCCCGTGGAGTCGACCAGCCATTGCGTCTCGATGAAACCGAAATCAGGAATTATCTGCGGATAATCAGTCGAGCCGATCACCGTGGGGAAATTGAAGGTGCGCCGATTCCATGGCCATTTGAGCGGCGGCGCGATTACGGTCTGCAGAACGAGATTCGCGCAGAACAGACCTGGCTCCTGCCCGATGACGCTGATCGGCTGGTTCTTCAGCATCGGCCGCACGAAGTTTGCCGAATTTTGCAACGTGATGCTTACCACATCGGCTCCTTAGTACGGCGTGGATGGATCTCTGGGGTTTCTCCAGCCCGGGTAGATTTCGTCGACGGGAAAAGTCGCCGGAACCAGTCCGTACACGTTCAGCTCTTTGTCCGCTGTTTCTCTGATCGCAAGCAGCGTCTCGATCCACTCGGTGTAGTCAGGCTGAAAGCGCTGGCGGTCCTGCGGATTCGGTGACGCCCTGAGTGAGAACGCCTGATAGCCACGGCGGAAGTGCTTGGCCTGGTCATCGGGAATCGGATCGATCATCTGCTGCAGCGTGGTGATGATCGGCGGCAGCGACTGATAGCGCGGAATTACCTGCCACACTGGTCCCGTCGCCCCGGGCAGCGGATACACGCGAAACCCTTTCGAGGTGGGAGCGCAGACCGTCCATACGCAAGTGCCGTCTGTGATCGGATCGCCCTCCGCGGCCGTCGCCGGAATGACTGGCACCGCAGTTCCCGTGGTCCCGAATGTCTTCAGGGTCAGGATCGTGGTGCCAATCTGAATCCCCATGGGCGAGTTCTGCTTCACCGGATTGATCCCGGTGACAAGCGGATAGTAGGTCACACCCGCACCGGGCCACGCGCCCAGCTTCATCTCGGAGTTGTAGACCCAGCAGACATCGCTGACCGGGCCGCGACAATAGCTGGTGAGAGGAAGATCCTTTCGCGCCGTGATCTGCTTCAGCGGCTTCGGATTGCTGGTGTTGTTGATGTCGATCCTGTCCGCATTCTCGAGCCACCCCATGGTGTTCACGGTCCCGGGATACGGATAGTCCTGCTGCCAACTATTGGTATACAGAGCTGGTGCGAGGTGGCGATTCCACTTCCAGTTGAAGCGCTTGGAAATGAGATCGGACATCACATCGGTGCCGATGTCGAGTGCCAGCTGCGTGCCGTATCCGGCAGGGTGGCTCAGGGGAGATGGAATCCCCTGAGTCACGATGTGATCGATCACCGATTGAACAGACACGCTGCTATTGCCCACGCCGCCCCCTTAGACACTCGCAATCGTATGGACGGCATTGACCGTAGCCGTCAGCGGAGTGGGCGCGGCGCGTACAGTGGGCTGCGGCGGCCCGGGAACGCCCCCTACAGCCGCAGGAGCCACTCCCGTGGACTTCGAGGCCTTCTCGGGAACGGGCGGCTCTACAGGCTTCCTGAGGCCATATTCGGTGTCGAGTATGCTCACGATCTCCTCGACCTGGGCCTTCAGCTCGTCGAACTCGGCGCGGGTTGGCGGCGTGTCCTCGGACTGCTCAGGCTGGTCCTGCTGCTCGGTTTCGCCTTCCGTTGTTTCAAAGTCGTCAGACATCTTGCGGCTCCTCTTTTTCGTCTTCACTGATTTTTTCGCCGCTTTTTTCGCGGCCTTTTTCTTGTTCGGCATGGTGTTACCTCACACTCGTTCTGGAATGATCGGCACGCCGTCTTTTTCAAACAGAAAGCTCGGCCCCTTGATTTCGTCGAGACCAGAGTCGAGAGACAACTGCCAGAAGTGGTCATAGATTCCCTTGAGCTTTTCGTACTCTTCTGGGTGGGATTTCTTCAGGTTCGGATGAGGCGTGTAGATCTTGATCCGGCACCTCAAACACTGGAGCAACCAGGTGTAACCGTCCAGCATCTGCGTGCGCGTGATGCAGGCCTTGCCGTCGCCAGCATAGATATTCTGCGGCTTTCCGCCCTGTCGATGTCTGCAGACCGACTGCGCGAAACGCATGCGAGCCTGCTCCGCTTCGACATCCGCCTGAATCTGTCGGTTGTGCTTTTCGACCGCTTCCTTGTGCGCGAGACGGCGAGCGTTATCGTCCTTTACGCGATCAAGGTCTAAAATCTTTGCCTGTAGCTCAGTTGCTGCGATCAGACGTTGCATCTCTTCCAGAGACATGTTTTGAAACTCTGGCGGGATCTCGGTCAAAGGACCGTTACCTTCTTTGGCGCGTGGCATAAAGTGGCGTTAACCGATCCGGGGATTTAGATGAAGATGGAGCTGCGCGGGTGAGTGGGGTAGACCAATCCCCTAAGATGGAGACCCTCACCAGAATCCCGCGCTCTCCGTAAAGCCGCTTATGAGGTGTGTGCAGGAAGGGACGGCAAAGTAACCCCGGCACACGCCTCAGGCGGCATCCTTCAGACCGTGGCTAGGTGGTTTGAGGGACAGCGTCCCAGCACCTGGCACGGCTTACAACATCGGGTGGAGGGCCAAACGCCAGTATGGCGTTGTACGAAACGGCTGCGCCGATGAGTCCCGCAGGATCCGCAGCTTGGCCCATTTCGTATGTCCCCATCCAGATTTTCATGTTCTTGTAATTCCCGTCGTCCACATCACTGCGATTCTCACGATTCAGACGGATCGTGATCACCGCATCGCGGCCAGCGCAGTAGGTGCGGATGGCGGTCTTGCCAGTGCTCTGCCAGTTCGCAGTTTGAGTACAGTTGGTCGAGGACATCCAATGAACGCCAAACAGCTCTATAATGCGTACAGAGTCACCGTCCTCGGGATCAGGTAACTCGGTCAGCTTCATCTGGCCTTCTGCGGTCCTCTTCCAGATATCAACAATCGAATTATTGCCTGTATCTAGAGCGACCATATCTCCGATGAAAAATGGGTGTACCTTACCAGCAAAGTAGCCCGTGTCTAATTCGTTCACATTCTGGCCGCGCAGCGAGAAGGGTGCCTGCTCGATCATGGCCTTCGTGAAATTCGGAGTGCCGGAAGGCGCATCCAGATTGGCTGTTTTGCTATCCAAGGTGCGCAGCCAGTCAAAGATCGCCATAATCAAGTCATCAATGGTGAGCCCCAGCCTGTACGCCATCTCGCGCCGCAGAGCGATCAGATCATCACTGATAGAGGTGACTAATGCCTTGTCACTTAGTCCAAGATAGTCTGCCCATTGGCCGAGGATATAGTCCTGAAAGTTAGCGGTCGTTGAGATACCCGATCCGACAGTACCTTCAGCAGCCTGCTGCGTGTTCGCCGGAAAGGTCGGCCACATGAAGTTTCTGTAGATCTGACCGCTCTTGGCTGGCATCGGCAGACGCGTGGTCATGCGCATCATAACCAGCTTCTGCTTCAGGTTTTCGAGGAACGCCCGATTGTAAAACGTAGAGAAAGCTGCCTGAGGCATATTGCCTGACTGCATGCTGGCTGGCGAGAAGCCATCGCAGAATGCAGCGCCAGGGTGACTGGCACAAGCAAGCGCATAGCGCATGGTCACAATCATTGCTGACCCAAGCGCCACGATGAGCTGGAGAAGCGGGAAGAAGATGTAGTTCACCAGCAGGCGAGTAATTCGTTCGCAGTTCATGGACGGCTCCATGCGAAGCCAGCCCGTAACTTAACTACCGTTCGTGGGAATACGGAAGTTAGCTCAGGCTGGCTTGGCTTGCAGCGCTGCTACAGATTCTGCAAAGCCAGGTTCGCCTGCTTCAAGCTTGCGGCGAATCTCACTACTGCTCATCTGCGCGATTTGCGCTGCTGTGTACTTAGGCACTTGAACTGCGGCTGGCGCTGGGCTGGCCATGCTAGCCCTGCGATAGCTCGCAGCTCCCGATCCTCGGGGCCGCCGTACAGTTTGCGGAGTTTCGTCCGGTTGCGCGGGGGTTACTGGTGTTTCTGTCTCTTCTTCGGGCGGTACAAGCAGCCCGGCGTTCGACAGCTCGTTGTACACGGTGTCCAGAATCTGGGGAGTTATGTTTGCATAACTACCAGCTCTGATCGTAGCCGCGTCATTTACCAGCCTGTAGTTGACCGCATGCTTCGGAAAGTCTGGGTGTTCCTGCTCCCAGTTCAGTTGCATCGTCGAGATGCGCTTCACCGTCTCCTCTGCTGCATGAGCGGTGAAGTCGAAGCCTGTGTGATCCTCTATCAGCCGGGTGAGGGCGGCGGGTGCCTTTTCTGGGTTCGCGATGTCTTGCGTGAGCGACAACGTCTCACTGGGCGACAATGGAACCCTCTTAGGGACGGGGGGACTTGCGGCACCCGCCGCAGTGCCATCGGTCCCAGCGCCGTTTGTCTGGGAAGACCCGTTGGCACGATTGGTGGTTATCTGTGTTTTCAGTTGAAGAATGGTGCGTTGACCATGCTCCACAGTCTTCGCCGCTTTTTCAAGGATTTCTCCCTGTGATCGGCCCCAGATGCGAAGCGGGTGCGTGCCATCCTCTGGATCGATTTCTAGACAAATTCTGCCGGTATCGTCCGGTCTTCCGTCGTTTAGCCAGTGCCTTGCCATTGGGGAAATCCTGGTCACTTTAAAAACAACGCTGATCTGGAGAACTTAGCTTTCAAGCCCTGCGAACTGCCTGCTGCACCATTAGTTCGATATCCCTCAAAACTGTTTTGAAACATGCTACGTATGTCCACTCGGTCGTAATGCGATCCCTATTACTGATGGGGTCTTGTGAGGACAGAAGTATAGCGCTTCTCTCACGCTTTGCAACAGCGTTATTGAGTAGTCTCCAAAAGACTTTGAAGCCCGGTTCATGGGGCAGGCGGCGCAGCCACTCCCGGTCCTCATCGGTAATCTCTTCGTTTGTTTGATTTTGTCCCAGAGTCATAGACTCGATGGGATATTCGAGGGCAGGATCGCGGCCCTCAAGGAGGGCCGCATTCTCTTCGTTAAGCGGTATGCCGCGCAGGTACTGTTCCAGTTGATCCATGTTGTTTCTGCCAGATCTCTTCGAGAATCTGCTCAGTGTAAGCCATCACAACCTCTAAGTTGTGCTCGCCGGATTTCCATGCAGCGCCGCGAAGACGTTTCTCGTAGCGCACCACATATTTGTAGCCCTTGATCCGCACGCGAAAGCCATACTTGAAGTCGCGCAGCTCGGCGAGAAAACCCACTTCCTTGCCATGGCGCTCGAAGATCGCTCTCAGGCGCTGCACCGCTCCGTCGAGTTTCTTGACCTTCCACTCCCAGAACTTGTCGCCTGTGAACTCGCCCAAGTACGCCTGCTTGGTGGTCTTCGTCTGCCGCTCCACTTCCATCAGGCGGAATGCCAGATTGCCGCGCCCTCCATACATCTCGAGTGCTGTGTAGCCAGTGTTCAATATGCCGCCACGCTCCGCAGTGGTCGCTTCATACATTGCTTTCGCCGTTACTTTTCGTTCCGTCATGAGTTTTTATTTTCCTGTTTTCTTATTTTAATACGACTGCTGGAGTCGAAACTATCACCAGCGCTGGCAAGGCGTCAACAGGAAATTCGCCGCGAAGAAAGGCTCGACCCACACTAAGAAATCGAGCCTCTCATTCGCCTCAGCCGCCTCAATGATCTCTCCCCTCACAGGAATCACGAGGCGTCGTCAATTTTACTGCTGCGTCAATTGAATCGCTAACGTCGAGTAGGCTGGCAGATCTACTTTCGCCGTCACGCCATCGAGCGCTGGCGCGATCCGCAGCGGCGAACTGACCAGATTGTTGTTACTCAGCAGGAACAGTTTGGGTGTGATGCTGTGCATGCCCGGGTGCTGGAGCTTGACGCGCAGCTCACTGTAAGCGGTCGACGTGGGATTCACGATCACCAGGTCGTCTGCGTGCGCTGTGTAGAACGCCGTGGCCAGCAGACCCTGTGGTACTTTCGGCCGCGCCGCGACGTTCCCGCCGTCTTCGATGTTGAGATATCCCGCCTGCGCGAATAACTGGTAAGCCAGAAGGCTGGGATAGGCTGCGTAGTTGTTCTGTCCCTGCGTCGGATATCTGCAGTCCGCATAGTTGTCGCTTGGTGCTCCGATCAAACAGAAAAAGTTGTTCGCGTCCGAAGACATAAAGTACACGAGGCCTCCGGGGATGGTCGACGCGCCATCGCTCACCGCATTCATCCAGATCACCATCGCTGTCGTATTCCACAGTGGGCCAAAAATCACATCGTTCTGACAGCAATTCGAGGAGTAACTGTAGTTGGTGTTGTATTCGTCGATGTAGATCGGCGTGGTCGCGGGATTCGGCTGCGATCCGGCGCGGACGTACTTCTCAAACTGCACGTAGTAGTAGCTCAGACCAGCGGTGGGATTGATCGTCTGCTGATAGAGCTGGTCCCAGGTCATCCCCGGCAACAACCAAGTCCCCGTTATGTACAGATGGAAACTCAGGAAGTCCACGTACGGGGCTGTAGCGCCGCTCAGGAGGGCCGGAATCCACGTTTGGGCATTTGGGCCCGGGCTGGCCAGCGCAGGCCCTCCAAACCGGGCTGTAGGCGCAGCGTCACGCATCTTGGGAACGGCTGTGCCGTACAAAGTCAGATAGTCCTGCAGTTGATTCGAGCTGCAGAATGCGCCAGCGTCCGGTTCGTTCCAGATCTCGTAGCGCAGGCCTGCGTGAGCCTGATCAATGTGCGCGACGACACCAGTGGCCAGTTGCGCCCACTTCGCCACGCTGGAGGGCATGGAGCAGGCGCTGGCACCCAGACTCGGCGGCGTGCCGTAGATCACCACAATGGGGTCCAGACCGTTCGCCGTGGCGCGGTTCATCTGCTGGTCGAACAGGCCATAGTCGGGCGTGTCGCCGCTGGCGTAGATCAGATTCAGCGAGGCCCAGACGCGATTACCGCGCAGGTTGGCATCGGTGATTATCCGCATGCCTGAACTGTCGGACAGCGTGGTGCCCACTCCACCGGAGCCCAGAAAATTTTTTTGAATATAGACGGTGCTGGTGCGGTTCTGAAAGTCGGCGACGACGTCGCTCGGCGGCCGATGCCACAGCCACCAGAGGACGAGCAACGCGCAGATGAGAACGATGAATGTGAACCAGTACAGGAACCTCAACGCGTTGCTCGCCATGTTACTGCCCCCACTTAGAAGACCAGCGTGAAGCTGAGTCCATATTTGGCTTTCTGCTGGCTGATATCGACCTCTGGCAGATCTGCGGAGAAGGTCGCCGTCACTTCGTTGCCGTCAAGAGTGCATTCCTTCAGGAACGGGGAAGCAGGCACGTTGGAGACGGGGCGGAATTGCGCATCCTCGAGAGCGCTCGCTTCACTGCCTGTGATGTCCAGATTCAGCGGTGGATCGGTGAGCTTGAAGGTGAGTGTGTCAGAGCCATCGGAGTAGAAGTTGACGGAGTACTGCTGATAGAGCTGCATGGAAATCTCCTTAGTCGTCTGGTTGCCCGGGGATCTTGCCAGTCGCGCCGCAGCGTCCACAGCGGCTGCCCAGCAGCAGGCCAGCACCATCGCAATCAGGGCACGTCTGCACGTAGGCTTTGCCCTTGCAGGATGGACAGTCCGGTTTGCACCTGAGCTTGTAAACATTGCGGCGAGCGATCAGCGTCATGACTTTTTTCGCTTTGGGACAGGGTTCAAGAACGGTTGTGGTCATTGGGTGAAGGCCCCTTGCAGGATCTTCTGATCCTGCGCACGTTCAGTGAGCGCCATGGCACGTTCCAGCGGTATGCCTTCCTGCGTCCTGTCCATGGCTTTCTCGGTGAGGGAGGTAGCCAGGTCGTCCTGCGCCTTCGCGTGGATTTCCTGAATTTTGTTCTGACCGCGTGCCTGCTCGAGCTGCAGCTTGCCTGCGTTCTGCGCGGCGTTCGGCGCGACAGTCATCGCCTGCATGGTCTGCCGCTCCTGATCGGTGAGTGGACGGATAATATCCGGCTGACCCTGCAGCTCGGATACCTGCATGAGAAGATCCATGATCGCGGCGAAGTCCACCGTGTCGCCGCGCTGATGCAAAAACTGGAGTAATTGGGGTTGCTGCACCATCTGCATGAAGAAGGGCAGGATCTGCTGGATGCCCTGACGCTTCGCGAGCTTCTCGCCGGCGAGCACCTGAACCTCGAATTCGGCGTTCATCAACTTCCCCATGAACAGAGAGTCGATGAAGTTCTTCTCATACTTCTCGGCGAGGATTTCCCTGATTTCCCACAGCGGCATGAATTCTTTGATCATGCCGATCAGCCAATAAACCACTCTGGTGATCACGCCTTCGGAGATTGCCTCGACAGGTGTGGTGATGTTCTCGTCGGCCTTGTTGGCGATCCTCGACGCGCCTGTAGCCGTGCGTGCGGCGCTGCTCCCCGGGCCCGGGAGATTTCCCTGCATGAATGCACTGTTCGCGCCGCTGATGTCCTCGGCGCTCTGCTGCGACAGCTCCAGCATGTGCCACGCATCGGACGGCACAGGCGGCATCTCGAGGAATCCCACTTGCTTTCTCAGGTCGCTGCCCGGGGGCATGCCCTCGATCTGCCAGAAGCCTCCCAGCCGATGGATCACATTCTGCGTCGGCGCGTTTATTCCGGTGCCGACCAGCAGCGGCGCATTCATCGGGAAGGCGATCATCTTGAGCGCCTCATTCAAGACCGCTTGGTTTATGCGTTGGTCTGCTGACGTGGTGCGTCCCACGCCCAAGCCATAGAGGCAGTTGTCTATCGACCACCAGTTCGCGGAGACGTGAATGCAAGTGCCATCATGCTCCTCGTTGCGGATGGTGAGCTTCTTGCCTTCGTAGTAGAGAATCGTCTGCACGTTGTCGCAGCTCCAGCGCTCGATGAGCAGCAGCGGCTTGAGCAGCGGATCCTCGGAGGTCTGCGCGGCGCGACTCTCGGCGTGCGTGACAGGGCTGCCAGAGCTGGAGTTGTTCTGCTCGATCTGCGTTCCTACAGGCGCGTCACCGTTCGGTCGCGAGAAGAAAAAGTTTCGCAGCGTCTCTTCATCGGGGATGTTTCGATAGCAGTCCAGCTGGCGCATCTGCTGCAGATCGGCGAACGTGACGTAATCGAGATCGATGCAGTAGTTGCCGCTCAGATCGGGCCTGTTCGGTGTCGCGGTCTTCGGATCGAAAAGCGTGGTGCCCAGCTTGCGATACTCGAAGCATGGCCAGCTTTCTTCGACCTCGCGCTCTTCCACGTCGAACTCGTCGCTCTCGATGGTGTTGATCTCCCTCGTCCCCATCGCAGTGCGGATCGTGACGGGTGGCTTCTTGCGCACGCGGTATTTGCGCATGACCTTGCGCGTGTCCCAGAAGGCCTTGCCCAGCCCCGTCCCCTGCAGCACCTGGCAGTCGATCAGCAGCCCAACGTGATATTGAAAATTCATCCGCTGGAGAAGCTTGTCGATCAGCACCGTCCACGCATCGGCCATCATCTGGGTGGTATCTTTCGACGGTCTCAGGAAGAAGGGCGTCTGCTCGGAGAAGATCGAGCGCTTTACCTGACGCGCCATGGTGTTGACGTTTTTCGCTACCAGATATCGCGAGACGCGCCCCGGTCTGCCGTGCTCGTTGTAGGGGAACCTGTCGACCGTTGGACTCTGGTACAAAATGTCGGTGGTCTGCCATTCGAGCAGCCACAGGTTCGACTCCACGTACGTTCTGGCCCTCTGATAGTCCTGCCACGTCAGCGTGGCTGCAGCGTCATCGCTGAACTGGGCAGGCACAGCGCCGCCTGCAGTGGTCTTCTCCTGCTCAGGGCGGATCGGCAGCGCGATCACCTGACCGGGCGGCATGAAGCCCGGGACGCTGGGGATGGCTTCAGTGGCCATTTACGCGACCTCCTGAATGCGCGAGGAGCGCAGCCAAGCGCCGCGCTATCAGTTCGGGGATCTGCGGCACTGCGGCGTTGCCTAGGCCTCTAAGTCGATTGACCCGATTCTCCAACGCTTTAGGGCGTTTCTTCTCCCCAATTCGCTCAGGCAGGACCGCGAGCAAGTCTTGTGATTTTTGGAATGGTGCGGGAGAAACTCGCGTTCGCATATCGCGCAGAGTTTCGTTTTTTTCAATCCGCGACTCCAAGAACCCTCGGCCATATGCAGATTCTTGTGGCAAGTCTGACAAAGAACTTCCACGTTGTCGGCCTTGTTGTTCAGCGAATTTCTGTCTTTGTGGTGACGTTGAAGACGCACTGTACTCTTGCATCTCTCGCATTGCTTCAGGGGGAACCGCTTCTGTGCTATCTTCCGACCACTTGCAGGTTTCCCTTTTTTCTGAGCCAGTATCCAATCGCCGTAGCAGCGGCTTGAGCAGAATCGACGGGTCTTCCAAGCAGAATCCAGATTCCCGTTCGACCATCGTGGTCTGACCATCTCCACTTGGCAGAACTCGCAAATCTTCTTCACTTAAACGTCCGTCCAATTCAGGGGGAAGCCCATTAACCACTCTACCCACGTCGGGTTCAGCTTTCCATTGGTCGCTTCGTCGAATAGACCACCCTGCGAAGACTTGGCTGCGCGGGTTAGCGACTGGTAGTCGCCGCTCGTCCGCGTCACGTTGTTCGCATCGTCCGCTGTCGGTGTCGGCCATCTCGCGGCCCAGTCGTTCAGGTTCCGGCCGCCGTGCCTGGTCCCGAATCTCCCCACTCTCGCCGCATGCCCGGGGTGGGAATCGTGAGCCTGCGGTGTCGGCCAGCGCTTCCTTCCCATATCCCCATCTCCGCATACTGCATCCGTCAGACTTACTCCCGGGTGCGCTTGACTGTTCTCCGTATTGCGACTGCCGCTCGACTTCGCATCCCCCGCTGTCGGTGTCGGCCAGCGCTTCACGGCAACATTCAGCGGATCGCTGTTGCGCTTCCACTGCGACGGACCCCCGTCGTTCTTCGCATCCTGCGCCGTCGGAGTGGGCCACATATTCACCCAGCGATCCAGCGTTACCGACTTGTTGGTTTCGTAGTTGAGCTTGCTGGTCGACGTGGACTTGCGCTCTATGTAATCCTGCGTCGTCGGTGTTGGCACATGGTGCGTTGGCTTGCGGGTAAGCGACGATCCAGATTCGATGTCGGAGGTGAGGTGCTCCGACATCGGCAGCCGATATAATTTCCCACTCCGCGTCATACCCGATCTCGGCCAGGTCTCCACAAACACGCTCAACTCCCCGTCCAAGCAGAACTGCAACGTTCTCCACAAGGACGAACGCTGGTCGTAGCTCCCCAACAATTCGGGCCATCTCTCGCCAAAGACCACTGTGTCGTCCGTTGATTCCAGCGGCGAGTCCCGCAACTGAAATGTCTTGGCAAGGAAATCCTCCGGCCACAACGTCGACTGGCGAGAGATTATGGGCACCACATTCGCAGACGTCATTGAATCGCTCCGCATGAGGGAAGTGTTTGGCGAGAACTTTGCGGCACCATGGATCGATCTCTACCTGCCACGCGATCTCGTACCCGGCTCGCTCGAAGCCTAGGTCTATGCCGCCGATACCGCTGAAGAGTGATCCCATTCTCATCGTTTGAGCTCAAATCGTAACAAGCACAGTTACTTAATCGGGAGATGACCTCCCCACAGCAGGAGGAAAGCCAGCAGTCCCACCCAGAAGCAGTCGGAGGCGAGGTTCTGAGCTTTTGCGTTGGTGCTGATGGCATAGACCACCAGACCCAGAATGCAAACAATCAAAGCGACTATCGCTGGCATGACTCCTCCGTTTATCCATCCAGCCCATACAGCCAGGGCAATCCGAAATCGTTTGCGCGGTTGAGCGATTGCAGCGTGGCCATCTTGGCCTGCCGCTCACGCTCCATCTGCTCAAGCGTGGCCTTGACACCGGGCATGCCGAAGACTTGGCGGAACATCAGATCCTGCCTGCGGCGATTCTGCAGCTCGATCTCTTCCTCGCTGATCTCCTTGCGAAGCAGCGAGACGGGCAGCTTGGCCGCGAGACGGCTGATGCAGTCCACGATGCCGTTCTCGTCGACCAGCGCGAAGTGGACGAACTGGCGGCGAATCTCTGCGGACTTGCTCACGCCCATCGAGATCAGAATCCTGCCGCTCTGCATCTGCGGTTCCAATTGGCGCAGGCGCTGCACGCGCACGTTGTCGTCTTCCTCGAATTCGTACCAGTTGATCTTCACCGTCACGTTGCGCCGGATCGCTTCGTTCTTGATGTGGGACTCCATGTACTCAGTGCCGGGGATAGCCTCGAGCAGCAGCGTCGGCGTCTCATAGTGCTTCTGCTCGCGGATGATCTTTTCCGCGAGACCGGAGGGCGTGAGGATTCCCTGCCATGCGTCGAGCACATACACGCGCCCGTTCCAGACCCGGGCCACGGCACCCTCGGCGTACTGGCTCATGTACTCTTTGCCGCCATAGGGGAGACGCCAGCAGATCATGGTCTCGCCCATGGGCGGTATGCGTTCCGGCTCGATCAGCACAGAGGAATAGAGCTTGTCGCCGAAGGTCGAGATCGACCCGCCACGCGGATCGTTCATCTGCTGGGTCATGAACGCTTCGTAGTTCTCATAGAACTTTTCGCGCAGAATCTTGTAGGGCAGCAGTTGCGGAAAATGCAGGATGACTTCGTCTTCAGCGGGAAAGATCCCGGGCATCAGAGGCTCGCCGCTGATCACCGTCAGCGATCCGCGAATTAGCACCCGCCAGCTGTCGGGGCTCTTCGCGACCTGCTCGATCACGGACCCGTAGAGATCGAAGGGATGGTATCGAGTACCTCGGATGAAGATGTAGCCGCCATGGCGCAGCAGGTTTTTATTGATGTAGTATGTGTCGATAACCGTCTGGCGAGCCTTCTGTTCAGCGTGAATCCCACTGTTAATTTGGTCGACTAAATCGTCCGGCGCAACGATCCACGGATGCCAGCCGCTCTGCGTGGTTTTTGGCGAGGTGTAGTCGAGAGTGTGATCCATCTCGATGATCGAGTGCGTGGGCGTGTCCCAGATCGCATCGGGCCGCGAAGACGTGACAATGTGCGGATAGAGCGATTGCAGGATGGTGGGCGACGTACCCGGGCGCAGCCAGAAGAACTTCGCCACAGAGAGCGACAACGCCTCCGCGAGCGGCTGCGTGGCTGACTCAAACAGAATCGTGATCAATTCAGGGAACGCAGCCACCCACTGTGTGGTGTCGACCTTGCCAAGGGTTGACTTGAATGTGTGTCTTGGATCCAGGTGCAGAAAGTACTTCACCGCACTCTGCTCCTCGATGCTCACATGCTTGTTTTTCGCGAAGTAGAGATCGACCGCAGGTTTGTGGAGTTCAGGGATGAACTTGTCGAAGCCCAGCATCTCGGCCGCGAAGAAGTGATCGGTCTCGAAGCGGTGACGCAGCTCATCCCCGTACTCTTTGTCTTCCGCTATCTGCGCCGGATAGATCGTGCCGTAGCTGGTGTGCTTCGGCGCGACAGGTCTGGTCTTGTGCGCGTCTGCGGGTCGCGGATAGATGCTCTTGGTCATGCCGCTGCCGGGGGTCCGCCAGCCTGCGGTGGAGCAGCGCCGCCGCCGCCACCGGGCCCTTCGTCGCCTTCCGGCTCCTGCGCTGGCGCAGTGCTGGCCATCTCGGGACCAAGGTGATCGTCGATATGGCTGTGGACGTCCTCGAGCGTGGGACTGTAGCCGCCATAGGTCGACGTGCCGTCCTCGTAGTGATGCTCGTGAACGACACCGCCATCCTCGGCCAGATGGTGCGTTACACCCTTGAGCTTCTTCTTGCCCTTGTGCTCGGACTTCTTGCCTTTTTCCTTGTCTTCCGCCATATGCCCTCCTCGGGAAAAAGAGGAGGATGGAGGCTCGTGACCGTTGCCACCACCATCCTCCAGCTCTCGACAACGCCCCCCGCCCTTCCCCCGTTTTGGGATGAAGGGGGGCGGTCAAAAACGCTTTTCAGTAGTTGGCGGCAAACTCGTACAGGCGCACGTAGTTCTGCGCGTTCGCGCCAGAGGGCGTGCAACTGAGCACAAACTGCACCACAGGGTCATTCGCCCAGTTCGGCACCGCCAGCGCCGCCGCAATCGCGGCTTCGGCTCCGATGGTGAGGTTGACCAGGCTTTTCACCGTGCCCACGATCTTGCCGCAGACCGAATCGCCGATAAGCTCGGCGCGGATGAAAAACGGCGCGGTTCCGGTGAACGTGACAGGTGCGACTGCTTTGATCAGGGTGTTGCTCCCGGGCGTCAGCGAGCTGCCCATGTAGAGCGAGAACCCCATCGTGCCGGAAGCTACCTGCTGGTTGTAGACGCCGCTGATCAAGACCTGGAACGGCGTTCCTTCCATCATGCTCTTGCTCGGAATCGCGAGACACAGCGCTGACCCGGGCACAGCGGGATTGGCAAGGATGGCTTCGGCGGCAGCCGTACACGGGAAGGTGCAGGGCAGCACCGCTGCATTGACGGCTTTGGTATTGATGGGGATGACAGTGGCGGGTTGACCGCCAACGGACGGGCCTTGCGGGACTACCGCAACATTTCGATTGGACGGCATCGGCACACCTCTGCGAGAAGGTTTGCCGTCCCTCAGTTGCGAGAATGGACTTTGTTGATCAGGAAGTCAAGAGGGGTGTACCGTCTGATACATCACACTTTTCAATTCGTCATTCCCCCCGGGTTTGGAGACTGGACCCGGGGGGATTTTTTTTAAGGCGGGGCTTTCTTTTTCTGCATAGCTCAACCAGAGCGGCCAGCAGTATCCCGCAAATCTCAGGGCTAAACAATTTTTTATCCGCCTACACTTCCTGTCGGGTGCGTCGATGCGCCGGATAGCGTAGATGCGCCAGACAACAGCGCCACGATGAACGCGAGAGCTTCAAACATGGTTTTTCCTTTCGTTTTTTTCGTTTAGTCAGAGAAGCCTATCTCCCAAGCATAGGCTTCCGCCTCTTCGCGAGTTGCGAAATTGGAGACTTGGACGTCAATGCCGAAACCGTACTGATCGATTTTCACCCAACGGTTTCCCGTCCAAGCCATCGCTGGTTCGTAGGGATTGGTCAGAATCCAACGTCCAAAAAGATTTCTTTCCACGTCACACCTTGCCATTAGCTATCCCCCTTCATCTGAATTTGAACCTGAGGGAGGGCCGTCAGCGCTGTGCGCACCCCACTTGCGAATATCTCGGGTGGAAGGGAGAGCATCATGCATGCTACCAAGGCGACGTAGAATTGTACCTCCCGGCTTTGATCGATCTGCCTCAGCGCCTCGTCCAGCACTTCGGCGTTAGCTCTGCTGCAGTCGCGTGTCTCTTCGCTCATTTCGATGTTGAGTGTTTCTAAGAATTCGATCATGGGCACACCACCTCCGTGTCGCGCAACTGGTGAACGTGAAAACAATTCGGATGCAGGTTGACGTAATCCGTTTTGCGCGGCAACAGGATCACACCTTCAAACTCCGATCCTGCCCCGGGCACCAGGTCGTACCATGCCGTGTAAATCTCATCCCAGCTTGGATAGCGGCGCGGGTGCGAAACGCTGACATGCCAGCCCCCGGGATCTTTCGTCACGCCTGCTGTCACTTCGCCCCACCTGTACCAGTTGCCTGCCATTGGCACGCGCACCTGTTTCCAGTTTGCTTTTGGGTTGAGGCGAATCATGGGCGCACCAGCCTGTGCTCGCTGAACCAGCGCAGCAGCTCCTCGGCGCTGTCGCGGCACAGCAGCCATTCGCCACCTGTGGCCAGCACGTTGTCCCTGAATAGCTGCTGCTTCTTCGTGAGCACGCCGCCGCCGCTCTTGGCTTCGATCCAGAGCGCCAGCTGCACGCGATATCCGCCCAGCTCGATGGTCGGCGTGCAGAGGCAGTCCGCCATCCCGCCCATGATCACTGTGCCGAAGCGATCCGTCCATTGACCCACAAAGAAAGGCCTCTTTCGTTCGTCCTGCCCTTCGACTTCAAACTGCCGCGACTGCATGCGATAGCAGGGCTGCCCGTGAACCTGGGAGCACTGCATGATCGCGGCGACGACTGCGTTGCCGGGAAGGATGCGCCGCCGCGCATAGCCACCGGGACTGGGATCGGGCCTCTTGCGCGGATTGAAACTGCGTCTGCTGTCCCTCATGCTTGCCCTTCGATGATTTTTTCGCCATGTTCCAGCGAGTGTTTAAAGCAGTAAATCGAACCGCCGCCGCAAAACGTCCGGTATTTGCAGCCTTCTACGGCGCACATCGGCCAAGAGCGTAACAATGCTGCCTGACTGCGTGCGCGTTTTTGTTGTGGGGGCCTCTTGGTCAGCATCGGTCGCCTCTCACGTCTCATTCTCATTTCACTTGCACCCGCTTCGGTATGAAAAGGTTTCCGTTTACTGGATCTTTTTGCGGAACCAGATGGGGAAAAGTTTCAGAATCCAGAATTGCATCGGCAATGTGGCCGCGACAATCGAGACATAACCCTTCGCGATGTGACCGTTCGATTGCGGTGTCAGCATCGCTTGCCCCTTCGAGCAGACGATAGACAAAAACCTCCGTAGCTGATTCACTCCCGTCTAAGCCAATCAACGCGATTAGCTCATCCAGTTTGGCAAACACCTGTTTGTAAATCGGCTGCTGATAGCGGTACAGATCGGATCTGTTAATTTTCATTTCGCTTTTTTTTACCTTTCTGAATTTGAAGAAATTTGCATTTTGTAAAACAGCCATTCAGGATCGCTCTGCAAAATCACCGCAATCTGCTCGCGAATCCCTGTAGTCGGCTCACGAAATCCATTGATGATCCTGCTCAGGTGCGCTTCGTCAATGCCGATCATCTTCGCAAGGCGATTCTGCCGGATTCCGCTGGTGTAAATTCGCAGCTTGAGGTTCGGATAAATTGCACGGTCACTGTCCATCGTAGCCCTCGTAATCGGTTCGATTCAGTTCTAAAAAGCTAGTGCATTTCGGCAGGTATGTAAGCTTCACCGTTCCAGTGGGACCATTGCGCTGCTTGGCGATGATCAGCTCGGCGACGTCTCCATCTGGGTTCACAACCTCTTCGTCGCGGTTGTAGTAGCTATCCCGGTGGATAAACGTGACGACGTCCGCGTCCTGCTCAATCGATCCAGACTCGCGCAGATCGGACAGCAGTGGCTTCTTGTCGCCTCCACGCTGCTCTGATGCCCGGGAGAGTTGCGATAGCGCTAGGACTGGCACCTCCATCTCCTTGGCCAGCGCTTTCAACCCACGCGAGATCGCAGAGACTTCCTGCGTGCGATTCTCAGGGTTCTTCTGGCCCGATGACATGAGCTGCAGGTAGTCGACAACGATCAGATCCAGAGCGCCCAGTGTGTGCTTCAGTCGGCGAGCCTTCGCTCGCATCTCGGTCAGCGTGATGTGTGCCGTGTCGTCGATCTTCAGGCTGGCTTCCAGAAGCCGCGACAATGCGTCGTTCAACTGCCCATATGCCGCCCCGGGGAGAAATCCCTTGGCCAGCAATTGTGAGTCGATGTGCGCTTCGGCTGAGAGCAGCCGGCGCACGAGAGACTCGCTGCTCATCTCGAGCGAGAAGATGGCAACGACCTTTCCGCCCATCACTGCAGCTTGACGTGCGATATCCAAGGCGAGCGCAGTTTTGCCCATGGACGGTCGCGCCGCGAGGATGATCAGCTCCTGCTTCTGCAACCCGCACGTCATCACGTCGAAGTCGTTGAAGTACGTTCGCAGTCCGGTGACTTCAGAGCCACCTCGGCTGTACAGGTTGTCGATGGTCCCGAAGGATTCCTGCACTATCTCTGCGATGCTCTGGAACCCTCGCGTGATCCCCTGCTCGCTGATCGCAAGGATGTCAGCTTCGGTCGCACTCAGAACCTCCGCTGCCTCTTCGCTCTGATCAGCCGCCCGTGTGATCCCCAGCGTCAATGCGGTGATGAGTTGGCGCTGCAGCGATTTGTCCTTCACGATCCGCACGTACTCTTCGATGGAAAGCCGCCTCGGCAGGCCTTCGGTCAACGACGCCAGGTATGCCACGCCGCCAATGCTCTGCACCTCCTTGCGCTTCGACAGCTCCTCGGCCAGCGTGACGATGTCGATGGCACGGTTGGCATCCATCAGCTCGCCACATCGCGCAAAAATCCGCTGGTGCGAATCAAGCGAAAAGTCTGCTGGTCGCAGTTTCTCGGCCGCCTCGTTGAACGCGTGGTTGTCCAGCAGGATCGCGCCCAGTATCGAACGCTCCGCGTCAACGGAGGCTGGAAGGCCTCGCTCGAAGGGGTCAGTTGGCATGGTTCAATTCACCATTCCCCTGAGTACGCTTTGTTGGGCTTCTTGCAGGTAACACAAGTCGCTGAAGCTCACGTCTGGATTCCTACTGGTCACTCGATCCTGAATCGCCTGTGCTCGGGGATCATGCGGAAATGTATCCGGCGTGGGGACACCGTTCCACACTCCAGCTTGGTTTGGGGTTCTGGGAGGAGGGGTCTGTTCGCCTTCTCTCTTCCCAAAAAAGTCCTTTATGTTTTTAGGGGTGTTCTTATGACTATTAATTAAATGCGTGTCGTCAATGTCATGTGGTTTGGGCGTCAATGTCATGTGGTTTGGGGAATCACCTGACACCGTGTCATGTGGTTTTGCCGAATCACCTGACACCGTGGCATGTGGTTTTTTCGGCGTCTGGGACTGGATGTAAAGCTCTCTAAGTCTTTTCGCGTTAATCAGATACTCATTCGATCCGTATTTCTTAGCTTTTGGATCGGCGGATTTGTGCGTTCGCTGGCTGATGGAAAGAATCCACTTCTCCTCGGCGTTAACCAGGGCTTGCAGCGTTCGGATGACGGTGCGCTCAGACCTACGCGTTAACTTCGCGAGTCGGGCGATAGACGGGAAGCAACTCTCGCCATCCTCGTTGCAGTGGCTCGCCAGTGCCAACAAAACGTCACATTGCGTGGCATCTGTCGGACCTATCTCATAAATAAAGCCTTGCAGCAAATTGCTCATAAGACGTACCTCTCCCGCGACGTATTTCGCGGGGGATTGGAGGCGCGAAAGGTTACGCGATTAAACGTGCAAATTGTTTTGGCGGGTAGAGTCTCTGAGAGCGGGAAGATCTACTCGCCCCTGCGCCACAGGAGCCGCCCTGTGGGTGTTCCTTTGCCGTTTTTGGTTGGGAGAGTCTCGGGTCTTTATTAGGGTTTAACCCAAGAAAAAGAGAGGAACGGCGGGACGGTAGAAGGGTAGGGGCGATACCCCTTCTACCACCCCTGTCGCCAATCTCTTAGTCTGGGAGACTTCGAGGCAGCCAACATCAGGAGCAACCCTGAATAGGGAAAAGAATATCCACGCCTCAGTGATTTGGCAACTATTCGTTAAACTGCTGAATCAACGGAGTAAATAATGACGATGATCATGCGGCAGGATGCGGCGAAGGTAAGATGTCCTCGCTGTGGCGCTGAGATCGGAGAACAGTGTAAAGAAGAAGGTCGTGGCAGCATGTGCTTCTCCTTTCACAAAGAGCGGTGGGTGGCTGCGCCTATTGGCCGCGTGAGTTGTCTTCCCGGGGCTGATCCTAAGCCAAAAAAATCACGAAGAACAGGTCCGAGACCATCACGTCATCTGCCGTACTGGGCTTCTGTTCCTTGTTTAAAAGGGCGTCACTGTCAATGCCACAGCCTGGGGTGTGTATGTCCCTGTCATACCCGGAAGCTAAAATGAGGTAAGAACATTGTTTTGCAAGGTGCAGGCTCTCCACTCCAAATGACCCGCTGCAGCCATCACAGCTTTTACTGCGGCGGGCCGACCTTTTGTCTGTAATAAGAAAACAAGAAAACAGGAAGAT